CTGCTGCACTTGCAGCTCCTTTTGTAGCATCTACTGCTGCTTTTACTGCCGACATTACACTTGCAGCTGTTGCTAATGCTGTGGCTATAAATGGTAAGTTTAATGGGGGTGGTGCTACGTTAGCAGCCTTTGCGATTGATGCAGTTGTTTGTGTTGCTGCTTCACTTGCAGTTATTGTTACACCAGATACAGCACTTGTTGCATTTATTAAATTCTTTTTAAAATTTATAACAGCCTCCCTTGCCAACATAATTTGTTTTGCTACTATTAAAGCCTTGCCAACTGCCGTTTCTTCATTTGCTATTGCTATTGCACTATCCAAAGCCTGCTGTTTCATTTTTAATCTTGCTGCTTCTTGTTGTTCTTCAATTTTAAGATCTTCTGCTGCCTTTTTTCTTAATTTTTCAGTTGCTTCGGCATCATCTTTATCCTTAGCCTCTTTTCTTAATTTTTGAAAATGTAAAAAAAGATTTAATTTGTCTTGCTCAGTACCACCTGCAAGTTCTAGTTCTTCAAATGCTCTTTCTCTTTCAAGGTTAACTTTTTTGAGGTGGGTATCAGCCTCTTTATCTTCACGTTCTTTTTCAAACTTTTCAAATATTTTGTTTACTGCTGCCCTATCTTTTTCTATTGCTTCTTGTCTTTGTTCGTCATAAAATTCGTCTAAGCCCTGTAATGCAGCTGCCAAAATTTCTTCATTTTTAATTTCTTGTTTTGCTTTTTCTTTGGCTCTTTTTCTTTCTAGTTCAAGCCTTTTTAAATGTGTGTCAGCTTCTCTATCCTCCCTTTTTTTCTGTAAATCTTCACCAATATCTAGTGCTGCCTTAGCGCTTGCCATCGCAATTTTGAGTGATGTATTATTATATTCTCTTTCTTTTTCTAAAAGTCTATTGTGAAAACCATCACGCTGATTAATTAATGTGGTTAATCTTTTTTCTGTTTCATTAATAACAGAATCCCCCTCTTTTGCTGTTTCTTCTGGATCAAAAAGCATTGAGGCTGTGTCCATTGTAAAATCTTCTGCTAGACTTGTTGCCTCTACACCTAGCCCTGGAACAAAACTTGCTGCGTATGTTACTGCATCAATGGCTGCTAAAATCATTGTTACTGGCGCAGTTAAGACACCAATAATTCCTGCCATTATTTTTTGATTTCTTTTAGCTGCTGCTACCTGTGATTTTTTTATTTGTTTCTCTTGCTCTAACTGTACTTTTAATGCCTCAATAACTTCTTCAGTTTGCTTCATTTTTAACTGCAAAATTTCTTCTTCACTTTTGCCTTGTCTTTTTAAAGTTTCATCTTGGCTGTTTATCGTATCTAGTTTATCTTTTTCAGCTGCTACTTGTTCTTGCGCATCACTGAGCATATCTTTTTGTGCGGCTGAAACACCATTTATTGCGTCTTTTAATTTATCAAAGTTTGCTACAAGTGTACCAACTAAAACTACAATTGCTCCAATACCAGTTGCTATAAGTGCCTTTTTAAAAAGGTTTAAAGAAAGCCCTGCAAGTTTAATTCCTTTTGATGCAGATACAAATAGTTTACCGAACTTTACTATTTGACCAGATAGACCACCTGTAATTTGATTTAAACCACCCTGAATATCCCTGTTTTTTAAAAGTGATTCATTAAATTCTAGTGCCTTGACTTTACCAACCCCTGTTGTTTTATTTTGTTTTTTAAGAACTTCATTATATTGTGCGGCCTCTACTTTTAATGTTCTTAATGCAGCTGCCTCTACTTTTAATTCAGCATTAAAATCTTTTAGCGTTTGTGAAGCCATCATTTGCTGAGTGCCATTCATTTTTGACATTTCAAACTCAAGCTCTGCTATTTTTAATTTTAAATCTGCAACAAACTTTTCTTGTAATTTAATGCTATCGTTAACATCATTAAAGTTTTTTTTGGCTTGTTGTACGTTTACTTTTACATCAATTACTTTTTCCATTTAACTTCTTTTTTTAATTGTCTGTAACCCTCTTTTAAACTATTAGGCAGCCTATATTTTCCCTGTGCAATTCTTACATTTTCGGTTTCGCCTTTTGCGTACTCTAATAATTGTAATATACTATTTAACATTTTAGCTAACTTTATTTAATAATTCTAATGTGCTTTTGCCTGTTTGCAAGTTTGTAGATATTTTATTAATTAAGTACTCTACATCATTTATAACAATTGTATCAGCCAATTTATAATTAAGTAAAAAACTTTGTGGTAAAATAGCTGTTACTTTTACAAGCCTCCTACTGCTACTAAAAACATCATTTATATAATTTTTATAATATGTGCTAAATAAAGTATTAGCATCTATTGAGTTATTAAATGCATTTATTTCTGAACTAAAGTTTATTGTTTGGCCAGTTGTAAGTGTTGTAGTGTTTATAGTTATATTTGATGCACTCGCAGGGGTTGACGTTTCAAAAAAACTGCCTGTTAATACTGGTGTAATGGTTGTTCCAGCACCTGGGGCTACCGATCCTGTTGTGGTTTCAAATGTTGTGGCATTAATAAACTCAAATGTATAATTACTTGATTCAGCAGCATCAACTGATATAACTCTTGTTTCTGACCCTGGCCTAAAATTAGTTCCTCTGTTGTATGATTGAATACTTGCTGGTGTGCCTGCTCCACCACCATCAAATATCTGTATCCTTTCTGATGAGGTTGTTTCACGTAAAAATAATAGTGGCTTTGCTATTGTTGCATTTTGATCGTTGTCTACAAAATAACCAAACCCTATGCCTGTATTAGCGTTATTGTTTACATTAATTAACCTTTCAAAAAACATTTTTTCAAACGGTAATTCTATTTTATAATCTTGCCCCCTGTTCAATCTTGGATCACGGCCACTATTTTGTGTTGTTGATGCTTTGGCACTTGCATATTCTCTGCCATTTATCTTGTCGAAGAAAAAAGCACCAAATGTTTTAGGGTCTTGAAAGCTAAATTCAATATCATTAAAAGGTACGCTAAAACCACTTTCGCCTGCGCTTGTATCTACAAACTCAGTAATGTTTCTGCTTGTGCCATTTGCATAAAAGCTATCAAGCGTTCTAACTCTAACTTTACCGTAATCTGAACTACTTACATCACTTTCAATAAATGCTGTTAAATTAAACATTTTAAATAAACCTGTTAAAAAGGTTACGATTTTCATATCAGGTATTTGTTCTGATACAATAATAGTATCTACTAATGATGATGGGCTAATAACACCTGGCGTTACAGCAAAATTAAATATGTCTGGTTGGCCTGTTGTATCAGTGCTTGTAAGTGTTTTTGTAAATGTCATTGAAAAACTTAGGGGTAAGGATGTTTCAGTTGTTTCTATTTCAAATACGACTTTATTTTCTACCAATGATCCGTCAATGTCTGGTGCAGAAAAATTTGCGTTTAATGATAGGGGGTTTGTATTTCCATATTCCTGACTTACTATTGGCTCACCTGTTGTGAAGTCTTTTATCCTTGCTGTGAAATTTTTGCTTGTATCACTGGAAGTAATAGTCCAATTAATACCCATTTCTTCTGTATCAACATTATCACCTACCCCTGATTGTGCAACTCTAAAAGTAAATACACCACCCACAAATGTTGGTATAAAATTAGACACACCATTATCATCAAAAAATGTTGTAGTATCTCCTGTAAAGCTTTGTATTGTATCTACTAATATAGTGCTTACATCAGTTGCACCTGTTGGCGTTACGCCTATTTCACCTTTGTTTCTATGTAGCCACATATATAAATCACCAAACAAGCCTGTTGTTGTAAAAAAATCTGTTGTAAATTCTAGATCTATGTCGGCATCATTTTCAATAGCGTTTATAATATCAATAACTCTTATGGCTGGTTTGAGATCTTTAAATTGTAGACCTTTTGTGCTGCCTAATCTTTCTGTATCACCACTACCAGAATCTGCTTGACTTGCTCCACTTGACGGTGCGTATAGATTTCTTGTTAAACCTGATCTTTCTTGTGTTGTTAAAACACCTTGTGCCGTGCTATCATATATAAATCTTTGAGTATGTGATATTAAAGGATATATTATGTGTGCAGTAGAAGTTGTTGTGCCATTTAAAGTTGTTACAAATGTTTCTAAGCCCTCTTTTACTGTTGCTACATTATAGTCGTGATTGTATTGGCTGAGGTTTAGGCTGCTTAATTTTCTGTCTTTTAATCTATCTTTTAACGTAATTGTTTCACCAAAGAAAGTAATGTTATAAGAACTAGGCTGGTTGTTTTTTAATTTGACTTGATTCAAAACTATATAGCCTTGCCTAAATGGTCTATAATTTAATTCTAGTCTTGCTGTTAGTTTTGTGTTGGCATTAAATACCTCATCACTAAAAGTAGTTAGCTGAATGTCTGTTCTGTAATAATGTCTAAATAATCTATTATTTATTTTTGATGCTGGTAAATTGAAGCTTTGACTAAAATCAGTAAATACTTTTTTAATGTCTTTTATATCTTGTATGGTTTGAGTTAGTTTAATTTGCTCATCCTCAAATAAATCAAGTCTTTGATAGTCAATGTCTGTAATTAGATTATTTTCATTCCATAACCTTGTTGCATTTTGCCATAGATTACTTTCATTTTGCCATAAGTCAGGATCTGGCTGTGGTGCATCTAAAATAATATCTGGTATGGCTAAACCTACTTTGTTCATTATCTGATTGTATTGATCCTATCGTAAGCATATATTAATTGTAGTTCATAGTTAGCAAGTTTGTCATTTAAACTTGTTCGGAATGTAACGCTTTTGCTTTCTACTACGACTGGATAATATTGTGGCCTAGTGTTAGCATCACCACCAATAGCTGTTCCATTTATCCAAACCCTTGATGATACATAGATTTCTTCTATTAATTGATTGAAGTCATCAGGCACATAACCACTATTAATTATTAGTGATTGTCTGCTATTTATGTTCTTTGTTTTATATTGATGATTATTCTTAGAATAGTTTGCAGCAGTTGTTAGCGTATTGCTTTTAAAAGTTTCTTTTGTTACGTTTAAAGTTTGTGTAGATTTTAAAAAGAAGTTTGCCCTTTGAATTGCACCCTCTTTATTAATAAAATATAACTCAACATTATCATATTTTTTACAAGTATCTTCTATTACCTCTAATGTTTGTGATTTAACACCATCTGTAATTACAACTGAAGTTAATGCTGCTGTTGTGCTTGTGGCATATTCAATCATACCAGAAGTGTTTGCAACGCCTGTTGATATTGTTACACTAGAAACGGTTGTTGCACCATTTTTAAAAGTTACGGTTTGTGCGCCAGTGAAAGTATCTGAGCCAGAATTTACACTCATATTAGCAACCACTGGTATTTTTAATACCTCGCTTGTTTTTCTAATAATCTTTGAATTAGATTGTAGAAGCATTGTATCACCTTTATAAGCATTTAATGTTTGTGTTGTTGCGCTATTTGTAGTAGAGACTGTTGTAAAACCATCTTCAAAATATCCGTATCCATCAAAAGCCATCATTATTGTAGTAACTGCATCAAGTGCTGTATTGCTACTATCAAAAGGTGTAGCAGTTGTTTGTACCCATAAATTAACACCATTGTTTCCAAACGTACCACTAAAGTCATAATCAATATAATCTTTAATAAGCTCACCTATTTCAAATATTACATAGTTGTTATTAGCCACCTCGTTCTTTCGTAGTGTATATGTTGTTGTTGGTGAGGTTTGAAATGCACCAGTGTATATTGCAATTGTAAGCTGACAACTAGCAAGACTTGAATTTGCTAATTTCATATATATTGGCGTATTAATATTTACTTTTTGTATTGCCATTATGGGTTTAGTGTTTTAGTTAATTCAATTTCAAAATCATCACCAAATGCTTGTAATACTTTGTTTGGCAAATCTTTATAATACTTTATAAATGGTTTTGTAAAAAACAATGACGGCTTTATTCCTTTTCCAAATATTGATCTTGCAATTAAAAAGGCTATTGATTTTTGAAAGCCAACTTTATTTACTGCCCTTGGCAAAAACCTACCCCTAGAATCTCTGGGTGCAAAACCTTTACGAACTACAAAAGAATCTAATGCTCTTGGTGGTGGCATATTATTTGTGTATTTGTATTCCCTTGCTTGATTACCGTAATATTTTTTACCAACACTTTGACCACTTTGTGTTCCCTTTACACCAAGATCTTGATACTTACCATATTCCATCATAGTAAAAAATGCTGTTTGTGTTTCTGGTATATAATCACCATTAATACTATTTTTTAATTTGCCACTTGTTTTTTTAAAAGGCACATTATTTCTTGCATCAATTACAACCTGCCTTACAAATGTTCGCATTACATCATTTAGTTTATCTAATTTCATCAGCAGATATTTATATCATTCGGTATTAATATATCCATAGTAGCAACCCAACCAGCTACTTCATTTTCAAATCTATCATAGAAAGGCTCACAAGATACAGCCCCATCAAGCTGATACTTTGTTGTATATAAATCACCACTTCTTAATGTTTCAATTAATTTATTAGCAACTGCAAGTTGTGTATTCAAAACGTCGTGTTCATTATTGTTCCCCCTAAATATGTCAGTAGTTTCTTCTTTGCTGGTATCAACAACATCCATACAAAATACACTAATATTAAATCTTAGTATTTGATCTTCTTGTGATACGTTGTTTATTATTATGTGGCTCAATGGGTATATTGTTTGCTTTGATAAATCTATTTTAGTAATATCACCTGTTGTAACTGTGTTTACATTTTCATCAGCCAACAAGTTTGTTTTGATCGTTTCAGTTAATAAGTAAAAACCTCTTGCCCCACTCATTTTCTATTTTTAATTTGTTTCATTTCTAAATCGTTTTTTTCTTTTATAAATTCTAATGCCGTTAAACATTGATGCATACCTAATCTAGTGATATTTTCAAATCTTCTAACATCACCCTTAGCGAGTGCGAAAATTGACTGATACCACCCCCACTTAGCTCCAAAGCCTCCAATTGTTGTCTTTGTGTCGGACTCATTAGTTCCATATAGCCCATCATAATTTGCGACAACTCTATCCCTAAATTGTAAAAAAAAACAATGGAAGAAAAGCATACTGATAAAGGCATATCTTTCATTATATCTGTATCAAGCCCATCATAATCAACAATGCTATATCTATCATCATATTTAGAATTTATTGGCCTATATAAAACAGCCATTGCTTTGTGCATTTCTTGCCAGTCTTTTATATAAGTATCAACGTCAACATATTCACCAAAAGTCATTTCATCAAGACTAGGTATAAAACCATATTCAGTACCGTGAATAGAAAATCTATTTATTAAGCTATCTGTTTTATGCTCAAATATTTTTATTAGTGTTTTTTGAATATTAGTAATATGGCTCATACGAAATTGAAAAACATCTTGTACAGGAATCTTACAAAATATTTCTATCATTCTTGATCCTAGCTGATACTCATCATCTATTTTTTCTTGTGCATCTAAATAGTTTTGATATTGGCCAAGCGTAATATCGTGTAAACTTTCTGGCACGTTGATTTTGATTCTCATAATTATATAACAATTTTATTTACTAATTTATAAAAAAAAAGGGCAGTCTTGCAACCGCCCTAATTAAACTAAACTCAAAATGAAAAATCTACTTTACTTATTTTGTTTCCAGTAAAGCATTTCTTGTACTTGTTGTTCTCTAGACAACTCATCCCAACCATCTTTTAATGCTGGGTGTTTTCTTTTTTTCCGTAGGTATTCAATACCATTATTCATAAAGTGGTTCATATTTATTTATATTTATTTACTCTAATATACAAAAAATTATATAATTTACCTAATTGCATATTTACCAAAATTAGGTTTGCTTAGTATTGAATAGGTTGCATACCTTACTGCATCAGCTATATGATTGTTTTTATCTTCTGGTTTGTTTGTTAGTTTACCTGTTTTATCTTCTAACCATTTATAGTTTCTAAACTCT